CCCAAATCTGCTATCCGTGACGTGATACTGACTGGTGGGAATGCAAACTATAATTACACATCTAAATCTGACATTGATCTTCATCTTGTTGTGGATAAAGAGAAGATTGATTGTCAAGGTTTATTAGACGATTACTTACAATCGAAAAAACAACTATGGGCGTTAACACATGACATCACAGTCAAAGGACAGCCTGTCGAATTATATGCACAAGATTTTAGAGATCCCTTCAGAAAAGGTCAGGGAATCTATTCTCTCAGCTCTAATCGATGGCTCCAAAAACCAACACAATACAGGATCGACTCAAAACACCCAGAAGTGGTGAGAAAAGTTAAACAATATATGAGAGCGATTGACGATTTAATTAACTCAAAGTCAGATGATATCTCTGAATTCAAGAAACTCAAGTCCAGATTCAAAGGAATGAGGACTGTTGCAATTGAGAAAGGTGGAGAGTATGCTCCAGAAAACCTTGTGTTTAAGGAGCTGCGTAATAGGGGGTATTTGGATAAAATGTCCAAATACATGAGAAACCTTGAAGATGAAGAGTTATCACTGCGATAAATAACAAAAAACTAAAGTACCATGACAAACTGGATTGGAAGAGACAAAGAACTTTATCAGTCTCTTGGGGAAGCTTATTCCCAAATGTATGAAATGAAGGGTGAAGACCCCCTTGATAAGCAACGTAAGCAAAAGGAAGAGGGAAGGCAAAAAGCAAAAGATGCTGCAGCCAAGGTAGGCATTGATAGAGTGTTAAAGGGAGAACCCAAAAAGACTCCTCTTGAAATGGCTAGAGAGAACAGAGCCAAGAAAAAGACACAATTAAAGAACCCCAACATCAATCAGGGGATGAGAGAAGATGTTGAAGATGATATGGAAATCATTGATGAGTATGATGTAACCTATGCTGATGGTTGCATGATTGAAGAAGGCAAGAAGAAGTGCAAAGAGGGTTATAAGTGGGACTCTGAAAAGGGCAAGTGTGTTAAGAAAAAGAAGAAGTCATCCTCTTCTAAAACTGTCGTAGTTGTTAAGGGACGTGGTGGCGGTGGTTACTATGGTCCTGGATACATTCATGGTGGTCACGGTGGCTCCAATGGTGGTGATAATGGAGACAATGAAACTGAAGGCGGTGGAGATGGTGGAGACGGCGGTGGCGGTGGTGAGTGATAAATAACAATAAAGTCAAACTAAAAAGTCATGCCACAAAAATTCAATGCAAAGGGAGACATTGGCACAGCCAAAGTAGCTTCTGACTCCTACGACATAGATAACATCTATCTCACAGAGGAAGGTTGGGTTTATCGCCACTTCAAGAGCACTGACGAAAGTCGTTGGTGGGATGAAATCATTGTGGCTGGTCAAGTGCCTGATACTGATAGCCCTGTAGCCACTAATCCCCCCAAGCTGGGCACTGAAGCAAGTCCCACCTTTGAAACTGGTGATGATGTATTTGACATTGGTTATTCCTCACACACTGCAACAGGTCAAGCTCCAGTTCAAACTGATAAGATTGAAACTGAAGGTGGTGGAGTTCCTGATGAATTCTTGCCTGGTGGCGGTTCTGGAGGCGGTTCAGGTGGCGGTTCTGGCGGTGGCGGCGGAACAACTAATGATATTGGTGCCCTGACTATTACAGGTCCTAGTACTCCAGTTTTTAAAGGTGTCGCTGAAAATTACACAGTAACAGCTGCAGATAACACTGGAGTTACCTTCACCTGGACAACCTCTGATGGTGATAGCGTTCTGAATAACACAACTGGTACAAGCGTCGACATCACCTGGACATCTGATGGTTCTAAAACAATCACAGTTACAGCTACTAAGACAGATGCTTCTGATGTTACTGAAACCCTTAATCAGAATGTTTCAGTGTACAGCCTTGGCACATCATATTCCATTGGCACAGTAGCTAGCGTTCCAGTTAATACAGACACGCAAGTAGCATTAGTTGGAGACCCTAATGATGTAAACGTTACTGATCAGGTTTACGCCTGGTCTGTCACCTCTGCTAACGCATCTGAAGCTACATTCTCTGATGCATCTGCTGCTACCACTCAATTCCAAGCCTCTGTTGATGGTGATTATGACCTTGAATGCTCTATCTCCTCTGCTGATGCAGCAGGTGTTAGTGGTGACGGCAACAGCCCCGTCATCTTAACCAAGACTGTAACTATCACACCCACACCTGTACCTATTGATGTAACAGTAACATTTACTGGTGCTAATGGAACAAGTGATTATATTACAGATATGGGCAATGATCCAGCCATTTCTATTGAACAAGGTGCTACCTTAACCTTAATCAATAACAGTGGTGGACATCCAGTTACAATCAGAGTGACTAGGGGTGGAGGACAGGTTACACAGGGAACACTTACAGGTGCCCCTGCTGGTGATGGAGAAACTCTTACCTGGGATACCACAGGAGTTACACCTAGCACTTACTACTACCAGTGCACATCACACCCATCAATGTCTGGAACAATTACTGTAAGCCCATAATATAACTTTTAAATGAATTTTATTGAATTGAATAAGGATAATTTCCTTTTATTTGCTATCAAACATTATGAGAATCCAACAACTTCTACACAAGAGGAGTTTGATGAGGATCTTAAAAGATTCAAATACATTAAGAGATGGCTGAAGAAGTATCACGACACAGGTGATATGAACAGCCATCTTTTATTGAATCATATTATCATTATCTTTAATTGTTGGAGTGACGCCGCTGTTCCATTGTTGTTTTATAAGATTGATTCTGATTATTGGCCTTATCTTAAATCATTTCTTGTTTATCTTGAGAGAATTCCTGAATACCCACGTACAGAGTTACACGACTTACCAGAGGACCTAAATATACTTAAAGTCCTTAAGGGACTATAAACCTTTGTAGATAACACTACAAGTATAACACTTTTAAGTAGGTATGTTAAATGGGACTATCACTCGACCAAAGAAAGGCAAGACTCTTTGAGAATGCTTGTGCTACATGTGACGCAGGTGAAGTAGATAGCTCTCCTGGTGGTGGAGGAGATGAAGGTGCACCCACTGATATGGAAGGAATCAAGAAACTGAAAAAGCTCAAAGATATCTTAACTAAAGTAAAATCTAAGAAACAGATGGAATAATGGGTCCTGAAATCACAGCTGCAATAATAGCACCAATGCTTGGTGGTGTGGTATCTTTGATTTTATGGCAAGCACGTAAAAATTCTGATGGTATCAATACAAAGATTGATGATGTCCATAATTGTTTGCACCTAGTTGAAAGAAAGGTGACTGACATTTCTGTTGACATTGCTAAAAATTATGTTAGAAATGGCGATTTGGCAAAACACATTGAAAGTGAAGAAGAATGGCATCAGCAACACCATAATGAAGTGAGGGAATTGAGAAAAGAATTTGATGAAAAAACTGAAAAGTTATACAATGATGTGTCACAGATAAAGGACACTCAGTGGAAGATAAGAATGGACCAACTCAAGAGAATGAGAGAGGATACAAACTAACTTAAAAACCTGGCAATTTGTGTTACACTTATTGTGATAACCATCTGCCATGTATACAGACATAAAATATCTTCACCTCTTATCAACGAGGTTGGATAAATTCAAACAAAAGTCAAATCACTTGTGGAATTTTCGCTGTCCATTGTGTGGAGATTCACAAAAAAATAAAACCAAGGCACGTGGATTCATCTTCCAATCAAAGGGTGAGATGGTATACAAGTGCCACAATTGTGGCGTAAGTAAATCTTTTTCCAATCTCTTATTTGAAATGGATCCTGTACTGCACAAGCGTTACAGGATGGAGAAGTTTCATGCACCAAAGAATGGGAGGAGGATGTCATCTCATCAAATCAAAAAGATGAAGAAGTTGGTTTCTAAAGTTCCAAACTTCAACACCTCAATTTTGAGCACTCTTACCCCCATCAATAAACTAAATAATTCACACCCGGCAGTAGAGTATTTGCTCAACCGGAAGTTACCAATTGATGCTCTGTATTATACAGAGAAATTTAGAGAGTGGGTTAACACCGTTAAGCCAAACACCTTTCAAGAGGTAGATAAAGATGAAGCAAGGATTATCATTCCTTTCATCGATAAAGAAGGAAATGTCTTTGGGTTTCAAGGCCGTTCCCTTTTTGATACTGGTATTCGCTATATCACTATCCTCTTGGAAGAAAACAAACCAAAAATCTTTGGATTGAACACACTTGATTATGGAAAAACCATATACATCTGTGAAGGACCGCTTGACAGCCTTCTCTTGGAAAATTGCATCGCTATGGCTGGTGCTGATGTTGACGTTTCTGAGTTATCGAATAACAACCCAGTGTTTATCTATGACAACGA